CGAAGAAACTTTCTCTCTAATTTCTTCGTTGAAGTTCTCAAACTTTTCTTGCAGCTTATTTTCATATTGCTGCAATAATTTTGGTTCGTGCTTTTTTAGTATTGGGTAAAGAGCTTCCCAGTATGGACCGGTCAACTTAAAGTTTCCCGTTCCGTCTTCCGTTTGTATCCACGTGTTAAGTAATTGCTTAACTTTCGCACTTAGTTCCATTATGCCGCTTCTCCTCTTAGTTTATTTGTAAGTATATCCTCTAATAAATCTTTGTTGTCATCACTCTTTATTTCATCAATCGCTCTGGCTCTATCAATAGCCTCGGCAGTAATTAAACTTGGATTGAACCTATACTCCCCGCCGTCTTCCTTTATATGGTAATTATCAAAAAACTCTGCCCTTAACGCATGGCTATAATCAGTTTGCTCATTCCAAGATTTCCCCTGCACAATTCTTTTATAAGTGTAATCACTCATGTACCCTTTTTCAAACAACCGCTTTAATTCTTGCTTGTACTTCGCTCCGGTTGTATGGATGGCAATACTTGTTTCAGTTGCTTCACCATTCAACCGCTTTATCTCTTTCTTAATTGCGTTTTCATAATTCTCACCATAAATAGAAGTCGCAAAATTCTTATACTTCCTAAATTGATAATAACCCTCTCCCCAATTTTGCTTTGGTTTATTCGTTTTGATCAACTCGTTAAGTATCTTTGGAAATTCCGGGTTCTCCTGTGGGAAAATTATCTTCCCTCCGCCGCCTATAATTTCATAATTTGCGTTTTCGTAAGCCGCTACTTTATAGTCACCGTCCATAGTTTGATACAATACTTCATCGCCACCATTTAATTTTTTAAGTAATTTAACTTTATTCGCTTGCAAAATTTCCTTTGGCATTTTGCTTATAAAATTAATTCCAAGCTCTTCATTATCATCAATAATTTTCTTAAACATTCCGCCTAAATCCAAATCGGTTTCTTTATACAATGCGCTAAATTCTTTATCTAACTCCTTTGCACTTAGTGCGCGAGTACCTACCATATCTCCTTGCGCCCCGGCTTTGTACGTTCTTATCTTCACTCTCTGGGTAGATGGCACATAATCTTCAACCACATAAAATCCACCGTCTTTACCCTCTAAAATACTACCTATCGGTATTATTTTGTTTACCCCGGGAAGGATCACCGGCGTTTTATCAAGGTCAAGTTTTCCCTTATGCTCAAAATCAGCGCCTATAAGTTTTTCCGTTAAACTTCTTTCTTCCTGCTCCATCATCTGGTATTGCTTGGAGGTTTTATCTTCCATCCCCGCCTTTTTTCGTCTCACCTCATACAACCTATCAAACTGTTTATAATTTGACTGCCGTTGCTGCTCTGCAAGCGCGTCTTGTAATCTTTTATTCCTGAATGCCAATAACGCCTTTGCCTGTTCCGGGTTATCGGCTAACTCGATCATCATTTCGTCAGCCTCAAGTTGCACTTCGTCATCCCATCGGCTCGTTTCACCTTTTAAGAACTTATCAACCATCCCGGCTTTATCCATAATTTTGGTATTCATAAACCCGTCAATACTTCCTTTGGTTAAGTAGTAATGCGTGTTTACACTGTCTAACGGATTGCCCTGCCTTATTCCTCTTCCGTTGCCCTGCTCTATCTGCAAATGGTTCCAAGCCGGTTGCAAATGGTGAATATCGCTCGTCATGTAGTTAAAGTTTAATCCCTCACCCATTGTAGCATAATTACCTATCACCACTTTATATTTCCCGTCATTATAATCTTTGCTAACCTGTAACCGTTTACTCGAACTGCTCATCGTCTTCCCGTTTACAATTATTATTTCATTCTCCGGAATTCCCGATTTCATCAGATCGTTTTTTATTTTTTCATGTAATGCTGTGTTGATAGCAAAGATTATTTGTTTCCCCCCGCTCTTATGTATTGATAAAACATTCTCATTCAACTGTGCAAACTTCTTTAAGTCGCTGTGTTGTTCAACAAAACCATCATCTATCTCTTTCGAATATTCGCTGCGTTTATCTTTGTACCATGGCAGATCACTTGTTGCTTTAATTAGATCCTGCTGAACCTTAAAAAAGTGGTCATCCATAGGCTTATCGTCCGGTCCAAGACGCGCATTCAATCGCTCATATTTGGGCAAATATTCATTCTCATAATAGTTTAACACTTCATCTGCTTCACCCTGACTAATTAATCCCTCACTAACCTTTGCTTGAACTTTCTCAGCATCAAATACCCATTCCTTAGTGTCATTATCAAACTTACGGCTGCTTAATGCCCACAATCTTAATTTACAATGTTTAACCAATTCCCGCTGCCCTTCGTTCAGATCACTCAACACGTTTGCGGATTTCTCTCTCGGAAATTTTATATTTGACTTTATGCTTTCAACATCATCCTTCGTCTTATAATCAACAAATCTAAAGAAAGTGTTTCTTAAAGCCTCTGCCGATTTCCACCCCGCAAATTTTCTCTTTACTATTACTCTGCCGTCTGCATTGGTAGTCGGGACGTTGTCAATATCGGCAAACCTTCCAATAAAATCGTCCATGTTCTGAACTTGTAATTTTTCAAGTTCTTTCTCTGCAAATGGCAACATCATATTAAAAACTTCTAAAGGAGAATTGCTTATCGGCGTTGCCGTTAATCCATAATACCCCATATCGTTATTCTGCCCGCGAATAATTTTGCTTGCAAATAGGTTGTGCATCGATCTTTGCGCCATGCTGCTGTTCACCCCGCTAATATCACTCTCCATTGGAATTAATAAATTTTTTGTGTCGTGAACTTCATCTCTAACCAACATGTCTATACCCAAGTTGTCAAGATAAATCCCTCCCATTGGATTCGGTATGTCCATCATCGTTGATAAATTCCTTAATAGCGTATCTCGTTTCTTTTTTACACCTTTTGCATATTTACTGTCTCCATCGGCAAAAGCACTTAACCGGCTTCCTTCCGGGTAATATTTATCCATCAATTCGTTAAGCATATTCTTTTTCGTTTCCGGTGAAAAATCAATTGTCCCGAACAGATCACGGCTCATTAATATCATATCAAAATCTTCATTAGCCGCACGTTGCAGCTTCAGTTCTTTTTCTTCACGGGTTTCTTCAATCCATGTGCCGGCAGCATCTTTCTTGTAACCAACCAATAAATAATTTACCCCTTGCGTCCACTTCTCAATTTCTGCAACCCAATTTAACAACACCGATTTCGGCGAAACAATACACGGTTTACTTGCTCTTCCGGTTTCTTTACTTAATAATGTTAAAGTTAATGCTTCCAATGTTTTCCCTAATCCAACACCGTGTGCTATTAAGCCTTTACCTTGCTCATACATACGGCGCACCGTTGCCCATGTATGTCCGCCCGCCTTATCTCGTCCGGTTATATCTTTTCCGCTTGCATCTTTACCTATCACCCTATCATAAGCAAAATGCTTTATTCCCTCAATCGATTTCTCATCATACGTTTTCTGTATATATGAATTGAAAAGCCTGTTATAAGTATCCGCAATTTTATCAGCCCCTTCACTATCGGAAAGGTATTGTTTGAAGTCCGTCTCGAGTTGCAAAACTTGTTCTTTTTTCGCCAAACCTTCTTCGGTTCTTAATGCAGGTAAACCCAAGCCGTTTATCTTGTTCAAAATCATGAACAACAAAGGATGTTCGTCTTTGTTAAACAAATCCCGTAATTCTCTTTTTACCTCTGCCGTTTTCCCCTTTTCCGTAATATCAGCATAATTTAAATATAATTTCGCCGAAGAATCATCAACCGGAAGAATAAATCCGCTCTTTTCATCTTTGCGTAATTCACCCAGAAAGTGCGCACCTATTTTATCTTCCAAATATTTATTTAATATGCCAATATCAAAAATACTTCCGGCATCGCTTAACATTATCGGCAGTTGTTTTATTTCTTTAATGCCCGCCCTTGTTTTTGCCTCAATTATCTGGTCTTCAAGTTTTCGCATCTTTTGTGTGTTAAGCTCTTTTTCTTTGTCGCTTAACTTATCGCTTTTCGCTTCCTTCTTCAGTTCGGTTCGCTGCTTTTCCCATGCGTCTATCTTTTCGTAAATGTAACCGTAAAGGACTTCCTCTTTCGGTTTATAATCCCCTTCTTCATCAAAATAAATTTCATCACTGTATGCAAGTTCCCTTTCAATATCTCCGTCCCCCTCATATTCACCGCGTACCGTTTGATAATCTGTAGGAAAATTATTTGCAAAAAGAAATCCGATCACTGAAACAATATCATTCCTATCCACCGTTCCTATTTCGCTCTTTGTTTGATAAACTTTATAAAAAGACAGCGGATCATCAAACATCTTGATTGTGTTCCCGTTCTTATCATAGCTGCCTGCTAAATCCAAGAGTGGCGTATTTCCGCTGTTCCTAAAAAACTTATTCAACTTCAAATTATCTATCGGGTGTCCATATTTTTCAATAAAATCCTTCAGCAATATTTTTAATTTCCCCGCTTCCATTTGCGCATCTTCAGCAGATAATCTTCCGTCCTGCAGTTCCTTCCTAAAATCCTTTATCGCTAAACCTAACACAACCGCCTTTGTTAAATATTCGGTCTGGAAATCATTCTTGCCATTGTATCCGTCAAGCTCATTCACTATTCTTGTTTGTCCGAAAAGTTTTAGTTGGTCCTTATTCAAGCCATACAAATAAGCCGTGTCCTCGCTTTTAATTCTCCATTCATCCCAACTTGTAATACCAAGTTTTTTAACATCTTCCGGTAAGTTCTGTAAAACAATCTCCTGATCTTTCAACCTTTCCCATCTATGGTTTTTATTAAGAATGTAAGTTCTTCCATTAAGTATCTTTACATCTCCCGGTTCAAGTTCTTTTTCCAACTCACCGTACTTGCTAACATCTATTCCTAAACTGCTGTAATCTCTTGCGTCATGGTTTAATAATTCCCCTACTTTTTCCAGGTCTGCCTTTGTTACATCGCCCTTCCAAATCTTCATTCCGAACATTCCGCTCGTTTCCGTACCTAACGCAAACTCCGGATTATTCTTAAAGAAATTTCCCGAAACAAAATCTGCATCCAATACCATATCGTCATAGGCTTGTCCAAGTCCTTCCTTAGTAAGATTGTTCAAATGCTCTATCACTTCCGGCGGTCTTTTCTTAAAGAAAACTATATCTGTGGTTACTGCTGCGTCTGCATGTTTAAATGCTCCGGTTGGTACTCTTATCGCTCCAAGAAATTCCCCTTTTTTGTTTACCTCACCCCGCCATTGATTAAGTTGATTATCCATTATAGATGTTGGAACGATCATTGCCATTATTCCCCCCGGCTTTAACATATCCAATCCTCTATCAATAAAATATTGCTCGTGGAATTTTATATCAGCCTTCGCCCTATCATCCATTGCGCTTAACCCTCTTTTGCCAAACGGACAATTCCCTACTACAGCGTCATATTCTCCCCCTTCTAAATCCGCTCCCATATTTTCATAGTCTTTTATGAATTGCTCAAAACTCTGTATTCTTATATCGTGTTCGTTGCCGTGTAAAATCTGTCCGATGCGTCCGCTCGTTTCCTCAATCTCAATTCCGGTTACAAGTGCTTTATCCGGTGCTGTCTCAACAAAAATTCCCGTCCCCATTGATGGCTCTAAAACATTACCTCCCTTAAAGCCCAACTTCCCTATCATGTCCCAAACAAATTCCGCTTCATCCTTACGTGTGTAAAATTCATTAAGTGAAATATCCTCAATCGTATCTCCCAACAATCCGCCGCGCCCGGTGTATTGCGCTAAAAGTTCAACATCCTCAGCACTCATTTCATGGTTAGTCTTTGTCTTTAACAACTCCTCAACCTTAGCGTTTATTTCTTTCCTATTCTTCTTCCCCTTAACAACTTTAATCTCTGCCTTCGGTTCTTTTCTCTCTTCCTTTGGTTGATTGAAGAGATCGTCCTTTGTTTTCGCAATCTTTTTTACTTTCCCCGTATCGAATAAAACAAATTCTTCCCCTGTTGCTTGTGGGTCATAATATCTAATCCCATCATAGCCTTGTTTTATAGTTAAATCTCGCAAAGGATTATTACTTTTATATTTACTCTCAGCCTCTTTCTCAAAGGCATTAAAATCATCATAATTAGTTAAATCTAAAAAATTAGGAGAACCTTGATATTCTTCTATATCCGCACTTTGACCGATGTTATAAAATTTACCAAGAGCTTCTTTGTCTTTCCCAAGATACAAGCCTCGTCCAACACCAGTTTCACCTGTTCCACCTGTTGCATGATAAAAGATATTTGGTTTATAATTTTTTGTTTGTGCGTGATATTTTTTAACCGCCTTAATATCTTCATCACTATCTCCAAACACCTCTCCCATTCTTGAAATTGATTCGGGTAATTCAGAAAGTTCTTCTGCCGTTAATTTTTTTGATCCCATCGGTTCCGCTTTCGGTGGTCTGCTTTCCGCCCTATTGCCTACTGCCGGCCGCCTACTGCCTACCGTTACCTTCTTATCAAACAAACTCAGTTCCTTCGGTTTACTCTCTTCTTTATCCGCACGGAACAACCGCCTTACTAATGGATTCTTCTTACTTCTTCTCACCTCATAAGTGTGCCCGTCTTTCTGCTTTGTCTGCCCCTCAAATACTTCATCAAACATACCCAACTGTGTACCGAAGGCTTTTAACATTACCCCAAATGCCTTAAGCAATTTCGGCTTGTCTAATGTTGCCAATGCTTTTTTCTTAAACTCATCAAAACTTATTTCTTTCATGCTGCCAAAAAATTTTGGACTGTCATACTGTTTCAAATATGCGGTCTTTGCTTCTTCGGCACTGTCAAAACCAAGCATTATTTTTTGTTCGTCAAATTTTCCAGTAAAGGGATTGTTCTGATTTACAATAAATACCCTTTCACTCTCTCTGTTATCGCCTATGTAACAATCGATCTTCTCACCATCCGAAACACTTTCCGTCCGTCTGATGTAACCGTAGGGAATGTGCATGAACGTTTCCCATTTTGTCCCATCATCATTTACCCCACGCCGTATGCTTCCCTTTTTATTTTCTATAGCAATATCAAGCCCTTTAAAATAAATTCTATCCTGAAGCTTAAAAGTCTTTTCCGCCTTTAACTTATCGTCAAGATTTTCAACAATTTCTTTACTCTTTGCTATTGTAATTCCAAATATTTTCATGTTACACTGCCTCGGTCTTGATAAATAAATTAAGTTCTTCTTCATTCCCGGCAACTTCCTTTTTCTCTCTATTTATCCAGTAACTAAACCTTGCTTCGCCTATGGTTATCCATGCCTCTTCTAACTCACAACCCTCAAAATTCGTAAACCCCGCTAAGTATCCTCCTATCACTTCGGAAAAAGTTCCGGCAAAAGGATAAAGTATTTTCTGTTCGTTCGGTGTTTTGAACAGAGATAAAATTCTTTTGTTTAATGCAATAGGTTTTAATGTGGGATGGTTATTTTTTACGGTTGAAATTCTATTCATACCAATGTGAGATTGCAAATATTCAGTCTCGCCGTTTCGTTCAGCCTGCTGTGCGCCTCCGCTTCGTGCCATCAAACTATCTTCCAGTCCATTCAGTCCGCCGTTTCGTTCAGCCTTACTTACCTTCGGGCAGTAGAAATAAATATCATGTTCTTCTTCATCAAATTTACACTTGTGCAAAATTTTACTGCACCCGCCGGTATCTTTATAGGCGTTAAATTCTCTATAACTGTGTCCTTCCCCATATATGGTATTGTCGCCTCCAAAACCTTGTGCTGTACCCGCCTTTATATCCCCGCCTTTAATATCTCCACTCTGTCTATCCAATACTGCACAAGGACAATTAGGATTAGTATGTATCTGTCCGCTTCTTTTATCGTTATAATGAATTCCACTTTTAATATTTGTTGTTAAATGGGATGGATTGTTTTGATTTGCTTTTTCAAAATCATATCCTGTTTTTCCCTTCTTATTTTCTTTAATTATAACTTCATCACAGATGCACTCAATAAAAGTTTGCGCCGGGTAACGGCCTAAAGAAGATGATGCAATATCTTTGCCTTCATATCCCCCTTCATAAACATTCTTTGCTGCTTTATCGGTTCTCCAACTTCCATTCCCATTAAGCCTTTTGTCATCAGTTTCATTTGTTGGCACTCTCCCGCCGTCAATATTCAACGCTCCGCACAAACATTCGCTATCGCCATTTTCGTAAGCCAAAACATCGTGCAATGCACTTCCCGTTTTATACGGCTTTTGAAAAATCATTATCGTTTCATTTGTTTGCTTTAGTGGTGAGATAGAGTATTTGTATCCATCATATTTTTTTGCAAGTGGGTGTGTTGGAGTTGTTAATTTTTCTTCTCTTGCTTCACCAAATGCGCCGCCGCCAATAGCACCTCGTTCTTCTGCAACTGCAACGCCTTTTTGCGCATGCATCTTTATTTTGCCTGTTTCTTCGCCTTCATCCCCAAAATATCTCATAATATTCTTTCTTAAATCAGTAGCTTTCGGAAAGTTCGAAATAAAATACCAATAAATTGACATCTGTTCTTCAAATCCGGCATAGCAAGCATAATACTTGTTCAGCATTAATTGGCGGTCCATTCCAAACATTATTACACGTCCGCCGTACTTCAATACTCTAAACGCTTCCTTAAACCAAGCCTCCCAAAAATCGCCATTTGGCATATTCCATTTATTCATAAAATCTACAGCTTTTTTATAATCCGGTTTACCGTCTTTACGAATAATAACTTCACTCCCCAAAGCATACGGTGGATCGCAATAGATAATATCAGCAGAATTATCCTTCTGACATTTCATAAACTCCAAACTATCACTCTTTACTATTCTGCCGTTCATTCCTAATTCCTAATTGACAATTCCTAATTAAAAAAAGTGGTTAGTCACACATTACTACTAACCACTTTCAACCGTACTAATGAACTAAACAGTTGGTTTCCAAATGAACTGAAGCTTTCCGGTTAACGCTGTGGTTATTGTTGCAGTAGGATTAACTATTCTAAGAATAAGTTTTGTTCCGGCTTCTACTACAACCTTTGTTGCGTCAAGGGTTAAAGTAGCAACATCGCCAACTGCTGCGCCTGCTAATAAAATTGCGCCGCTAACGCCAACAATGTCAGTGTCCGCGAGCAATTTCACTTCCGGTTCGTTGCTTGTGCCGGTGTTAACTACAGTTGTGATGAACTTCGCTTCAAGTATTGTGAGTTTGCACGGCGCTACAAAGATATGCTGGTTTGTAGTTACGCCCGTTGCGCCCGCTGCCAATGCGGCTGAAACGTTTACATAAGGAAGATTCTGCAAAATTGCTAATGATGCCGTGTCATTGCCATTCATAAAATCTTTGGCTTGGACTTGCGCGTCTGTTAAAAGAGGGAATTGTAACATTTTGTACTCCTTGTATCTTACGATACTTTTTTTAGATTAAGTTTGTTGTGTAATTTAGTTTATTGCTTTTCCTGCAATTGTCTTCAGCCCACAACGGCTGTAAGTTCTTAAAGTTGCATAGTTTGATTAACTGCTTTTCAGTCTTCGCTAAAGCAAGCGGCTTCTTGTGATCAATATGCCATTCACCGTAATTCTCCCAACTCATACCGAAAATGAATTGCGATTCGATGTGCCTCATTACGGTTTTGTAATCAGCCCCTAAGATGATTTCTGTTTTGGCTGGTTTATTCAATCCCATTTTATTAAAAACTTCATATGTCCTGTTTCTCAAATAGCATTTCATCTTATACAAAGGGTCTCTTAATTTTCTTTGTTTTATATATGTATTTGTTTCTTTTCTGTGAATAAGATTATACTTCTTTTTAAATTCTTTTAGTTTTTTTTCGTGTTTCAGCCGATATTTTAACTGATATTCTTTTATCTCGTCTTTATGTGTAATACGATAATCTTTTTTATATCCCTTCCTGTGTTCTTTGTGTTCAATATTATATTTAGTGACATACTCTATTCTTTCTTCTCGGTGAAAAAGATAATTTTCTGCAACTTGTTTTTTAAGCTTATCTTTGTGTTCTAAACGATATCTGGCAATATATTCTTTTCGTTCTTCTTTAGTCATCTAAAACTCCTAAAAACGCCTTACACTTATTTTTGTTAATTTAGTATATTTTCTATACATTAACTTATTAAATCTTTCTTTCACCTACAATAAAAAAGTTTCATCCCTCTTCTTTTTCTTCAAAATTATTTTCCTCGTTATCTTTGTACTCTTTGTTACGTCAATAGATTTTCCTATACGCTTTCCCTCAATATCAACACCATAATCTTCTTTAATTATTCTTTTTAATTGTTCAGTTAAGCCCTGTAACGGTGTAAAAACAATATCATTCTCCTGCCCCTCTATTGGTTCTGTATGAGGATTCCCCTCTATGATACTTTTGGGTATCTTATTAGGAAATGCTTTGCAAGTTAGACCTACAGTATTTTCCCCGTGTTCACAATAAGCGCAAATTGGAAGATACATTACTTTTCCTTCTGTTTATTATAAAATTCCGTGAGTATTCTTTTAGTTATCTCATTGCCTTTCCCCGCATAATCAAGTATAAAAGCACAAGCCTCTTCATCCATTTTATTGCCCTCGGCATATTTACAGATTAAGTGTGCATCTTCACTCGCCGTACCTTCTTTTGAAATGTCATTAATATAATCGGCATTGTAGTTTACATGTTGTAAAATATGTGCGAACTCATGCGATATAATTATTTCTACCGGTGTCAATCCAACTTTGGGTAAAAATCCAAACTCTATTTGTTGCTTTATTCTCACACCGAAATCTGATTTGTCCCGAAACTTCCCGGCATCAAGATATAATGTTAGCTTTCCATCTTCCATCCTTTTTACAAACGCTATTGGTCTTTTTCTAATATCGGGTATTGATATAGAAAATGCCTTTATAAAAATCTTTTCTTTAATTTTATCTACACCATACATTTCGCAAAGTTTGTTGAAAGATGATACAACTTCGCTTGCTAACTCTTTATCAATTTCATTGATGCTTGAGTGAATAAAATTCTCCGTCTCCGTTTGCGGCACTTGCTTTTCGTCATTATCTTCCTTACTTTGCCCCTGTGCTTCGGCACGTTTATCATCGCCTAAGTCACCCGCTCCGCTTTTAGCGTTCAGCTCTGTCTTAAGCGATTGTGATTTGATTTCATTATCAATTTGCTTAATCCTCTCATCATATTCTTTTACGATTTTAGCTCGTGGATCATCTCTAAATCTTAAATTTTGTTCTAATTCTTCAACTATCGCAAAAGCTAACCCATAATCTTTTGTGTATTCTTTATTTATCACTGCTTTTTTTTGTTCAATATCTTTTTTTTCTTTAATAAGCGTATTGTATGCAACTGTGTTATATTTTTGAGTGCTTGGTATTTCTGGTTCGTTCTCTATTTCATTAAATATGATATTATTTACAATCAACTCTTTTGTGTTGTTGTCCCATACAGCTAAAAGTTTGTAGGGCTTGATAAGAACCCCATCTGGGAATTCCTTATCTGAATTTTCCCCTTCATAAAAAACAGTGTAATTATTTACATTTGTGCCATGTAAATTTGGCTTCCCCGGTGGATTTTCAATTATATCTTCTAAATTCCTTGGGTATATGGAAGTTCCCGAATCCTTATCAAACCAACCACCCCTTATATAATCTTCACCACCCTTTAGAGGAATGGCAAATATTCCGTTGGCAGTATACCACTTTCCCGTATCATTAGGTGTGTGAGCAGAAGATATTTCCCAATTAGACGTCTTTTGGTTTCTTATATAAACTTTGTCAATATCTATTTCGCTTGAATTATATTTAGGTTTAGTAAGTTCATATAATCGCTTTTGGATGTACTCGTCTCTATAAAAAACACCATCCATAACCCCATTACCTATTTTCTCGTCTTGGTATTTTTTATTATTTAATCTCCTAATATTTAACAACTCTCCATTGATAATCTTAAGAGCTTCCTTTTGAGATTTCCTTTCCGGCATTTGGGATTCTTGTCTCGGAGATAATCCCTCTTTCTGCCCACTTTCTACTTGCTCCTTTCCGCTTTCCACTTTCTGCCACCTCTTCACCAACGGGTTTTTCTTACTTGGCGCTAAAATATTCTTTGTTGTGTCAACACTTTTCATAAATACTTTTTTACCAAATATAAGTAATCTGCTAAACAAACTCTTAGTTATTCCTTCTTTATATCTCGGATTAAACACTTCATCAAACGCTTCGGCTGCCGGTTTACCTTCACTAAACATATCCCCTTCCATGCTTAACTTATAATCGTGAATTTTATCCCTCATCTCGTTTGGTTTGGTGCCGGAAAGCAATTCAAACAATGCCAATCCTTCCTTACTTCCCTTCAACGGTTCAAATGCGTCATTGGCTGCTTGCTTAACAAAATCATCCGGCGATTTAAAATTATCCTTAACCGCCTCATACTTTGCCAACATCTTTACCGCTTCCTGCAAATGAGGAACGAGATCGCCGGCTTTCCCCTTCAGCGCAAAAATATCACCAAGACTTTTAACCGTCCCCGCTCTTGCCGCTTCAGGTATCTTCTCAAAATGCTGGCTGCTCTCTCCCAATACCGACTGTGTAAGTATCTGCTTAACCTTTTCTTTGTGTCCCGCATCCATCTTTCCGCTCTTCGGATCAATGTACAAGTGCGCTTCGTTCTCCGGAATAATTTTCTTCTTCAGCAACTCATTCACAATATCCGGTCCAATCTCATCCAAATATTGGTTAAGCGTTTCATGGTTTCCTTTGGTAAACATATCGGCTAAATTATTTATTGTAGCGTCATCAATCCTCGTTGCCTTTCCCTTTGCCGCTTCCCGTTCCTCCGTTGCAAGCATATTGGAAGTATTGCTTATCGCTCCCAATCGTTGCGCTTCCTCTGCATTTACGTTCGTTCGCCTTACCAAGATAGGCTGTTTCATCTTCTCAACATCCTCGCGGCTAAAACCATACTTCTCTGCATCTTTCAATAGATCATTTCTGTACTTCTCACCGTTGTTGTTATAGTGAAGCTGTACGCCTATTCCCCGTCCGTTCCCGGCAATTACGTTATAATCTTCGTCAACAATCGGTGCGCCGTCCTGCGCGGTCTTGCTGTCGCTTAAAAAGTCAAAATTCGGATTCGTTGCAATTTTATTTATTTGTGCAATACTTTGCGGTGTGCTGCGGTCTCTGTTCTGCGCGTCTGATATCGTGTAATCTTTGTTCGGCGTTCCATCCGTTTTATGCGATGCGATTATTTCATCCGCTTCAACTATCTCATAACTTCCGCTCGTTACATCCTTATCATCGTTACCAAAATAAATCTTCACCGGGTCTAAACTACTTACAATCCCCTTACTCTCTTTTGTCGGTTCAAACAAACTCTTGCCGTTAATCGTTTTCAACTCATCAAACGTTATGCTTTTTTCGTCTCCCCCTTCGTGATAAAAAACTTTATCTTTTTGAATGTCCGTTATCGGCAAACGCTTTTCTCCCAACTGCAACTTTTTAACTGGTCCATCAATGGAGGTTTCCCAACTCATTTTGTCCGGCTTAAACTCGCTCTTTATCCTAAACGTTCTGCCTCCCGCCTCAATTTCTTTTGCTACATGAAATCTATTCGCACCAATTTCAAAACCTCGCTCTTTGTGCAGTTTTTCAAAATCGGCAAAATCCTTCGTCCCCAAAACTTCAATATTCTTTTTGTGCTGTTCAGCCTGTGCCTCAGCTAACCGTTTCTTCTCCTCTGCGCTTTGTAAAGGTTCATCCTTTCTTCTCGTCCACCGGCTCGGTCTTCTTCCCCTTCGTTTCTCAAATCTTTCTTTTTCTTCATCGCTGTATTCCGGCTTAAAATTAAATGTCCGTGAAGGTTCTTTTACGATCTCATATCCATTCACTCCACCAACTCTTTCGTGCTTTAGATCGGTTCTCATTTCATTATCTTTGGAAACCTGTGCATTGTAATCTTTATGAGAAATAAATAATCCTTTCTCCCCTGTCTCTTTATCTTCCAAACTGTATCCATCGTCTGTAATATCCCTAATGAGATACTTCTTTCCCATAAAATTTAAGGGATAATCCTCAACACCGTCAACCGTAAAACTTATGTCTTGTATCTCCGGGTTGTAATTCCATCGAACGGTTCTTAGCCTATTGCCGGTCTCAATCCGCTTTACCATTTCAAGATCGCTTTTGCGGCCAAATCCCGTTTGCTTTGCCGCGTCAACAAAACTTTTATATCCCGGCTGCTCTTCATAACTTATGTTGTAATCATCGGCTCCGCCTTTTTTCTCTTTTTTCGGTTCGTACTTCTCCAACTGCTTTTCAAGATTAATAACCTTCAGTTTATTGTCCGCCGTATTTATCAACGCCGCTTTGCCCGTTATCCGCAATATCTTTGCATCGTTCCCCTCATACTGCATCATGTCCCCCTCTTTCATTAACTGATGCTGCTTAACCTTTTCAACATGCTCTTTTTTGTTTATCACTTTTATTTCCCCGCTAAAATTTATTGCAAGCATATTTTTTGATGCTTCCGTTATCCTGCCAAGTCGATTATCTTGTTTGACAATATCCCCAACTTTAAAATCTTCTACCTGATAATCTGCGCTGCCTTTCGAGTTTTCTCCTTCAACAGATTTCCCGGATTCATCTCTCCATTCCTTTTTACCGGAAGGAAGTTCATAAAGATAAATATACCCGTCTCCATTCTTTGCCGGTTTTCGCTCAATATATTTGTGATTTGGTTTCATCCCTCCCTTAGCATTCCACGCTGTTCCTCCGCTGGACTGATTAATATTAAACACTTTCGGAGTTTTAAAAGATAAAGCAACTCCCTTAAACATAAGTCTTTTTGAAGTTGTTAAATTCGTTTCTGTAATTCCTTTTAACATCAGCGTATTGTTAAGAATCCCTTTTCTCTCAACCTTCGCCTCAACTTCTTTTCCATTTATCGTTTTAAAAAATGAAACTATCTTTCCCTTCCTAAACACTTTGTCCGGATCGGTTAATACATCCCTAACTATTTCTCTTTCACTCTTTACCAAAACTTTCCCGGCAAGAGTATTAAATTTTCCCGATACCTTCATTTCTTCTTTATCTTCCGCTTCACGTTGATCCAAACTCTTTACCAAAACATTGTTCAAATTTTCCCTTTTCACCCTTTTAAGCTCACTCCCCTTTTTCAGGATTACAAAATTCTTCGAATAATCCACAACCTTTCCAAAATTTGTGTTCATTCCCTTTTTTACACAGTTTACCGGTTTACTATTCAACAAATGCCCTGCATCATCGCGCGTAACAATGCTATTGCACTCAATAGACTTAGTAACAAATCCCCCTTCATAATCCGGTAACTTATATAAAATCATTCTTCTTCTCTCTTTGTTTTTTCCTAATTCCTAATTCGTAATTAATTTTTTGTAATATTTTGTATTTTTTGCGCTAATTCATGCTGCCCTATCAACACAAAGATGATTGATACAATCACTCCCGCTATAATTATTATAGGCAATAATTTTGAACTCCACCAATTCAACTTGCTTATCCCGCTCTTAAATCCATTATCCATGTGGTCTGTAAGCTCTTCCCTTATTTTCTTTATTTCCGTCTTAAAACTTTCTTCCATCGCTTTTGTTTTCTTTACTCCGTTGTCATAAAGCACCTGGAACAAATCCTTCCTCTTAAACCCTACTTCCTTACCGTCACTTCCGCCGTTTATAATAAAGATCATATCAAATGAATCAAGTTTTTTTATTATGTGGTCTAACTTCGTCCTTATTTCCTCCTTGAACTCGTTATAATCTACTTTGAAGAATTCATTGTCAAATTCTTTCACTAACTGTTTTTCCATACCATTTTACCTATACAATAATAATATAATTATGAATACGTTATTTCCCAGACCAGTCCACCGAACCCGTACAATCCAATTAATAGCCCGATGCCGTAATACCACTCAACCGGGTAAGCCAAACAAACTACTAATACAATCGCACCGATGCGGACCATTTGCATTAGAAATTTGATAAAGTGCCATCCATTTTGAAGCATTGAGAATGGTACTTTCAGCCAGAAAGGAAAGTGCCATTCTGTTGAAACATACCACCCCCATTTGGGGTACCAACTGTCTTGCGGTCTAAACTTTATGGTGTCCATCTCTGCATCAAACAAACGGTACAATGCTTCCCCTACTACTAGTATAATTATCGATGTAATCATTTCTTTACCTTTCTTTTTACGCTAATTTCAGTTTTCGTCTTCTTAACTACTTCTCCTTTCTTCACCGGTCCATTGGTTGCTTTTGGTCCCGGTACAACCCTCTCAATTACAACCGGCTTAACTTCTTTACCAATATTCGGGAACAACCCCTTTAAAAATACTTTTATCTTTTTTAATAGTTCATTTTTCATAATGTTTTCCTTTCCACTTGCTACTATTAACCGATGTTCTCTTCATGCCACTTTTCCCAAGCGTCTTCATCCTCAACCCGCGCTCTCATTTGTCTGTGCTCATCAATCCACATATATTCAGGGTTAATATGCACCCACCTGCACCTGCACGATGGATGCGCGGGAATTGTTGGCATCGAATGTTCGTGATGTTCTTTCTCACGCAAGTTTTCTTCTTTATTCCCTCTATGCTTATCAATTCGTTTCCGGCTGCTCGTGCTTCTGCCGTAATTATTTTTACCCACCCAAATTTCAGTTTCCCAAATCTTTGCCCACTTCTCATATTCCGATCCCTTCATAGTTGTGTAATCCGGGGGGATATCTTTTCTAACCTTAAAAACTTGCCCATTAATCTCCGCCGCACAAAAAGGGCAAGCGTCCGGCATACTCATACCTACTACATAATCCCCCTCTTTCATCATCGCCAAATAACCATTCGCAAAAATTGAGTTCGCTTCCGTAACAACCGTCCTGCGCCAATTTCTATTTATTTCGCCAATGTCATCTTTGGTAAGTTCACGGAGTTTGCTTATTAGGTCTTTCCCGTTACCATTTCTCTTTATGTTTTCTACCAACGCCTCACGTACCGTCTGGATAGTGCTTTGCGTTGTGTTTGTCATCAGCATGGCGCTTTCTTCCGTTGCCTGCTGTAATGCCATTGCTTCCTCAATGCTAAGTCCGTACTGCTTTGCCGCGTCAGTTACATACTTTGGTAAGCTGCTTAAATTTCCAAGTTTAAAAATTTGTCCGGTTAGATCGGTATGCGCTAAATATCTTCCCATCACATACGCGCGTAATAACCAAATTTTAGCCTCGTTTATTCTTGTGTTAAAAAAAGTATTGATAAAAGAATCAACTTGCTGTAATTCCTCTGTTGTAAAAGTTGCCCGTGCGTCAAGGTTATAGTTCTTCTTCAGAAAAGAGGTGAGTTCTTTGTAAAATTCATCGGGTGAAATAACCTCGTTGAAAAGGATTTCCTCAATCATTCCTAATTCTTTTAAATGCAGAATTTTTCCGTCAAGCGGCGAAATTAACATTACTCAATTTCTCCTAAGTATCCTTCGGCTGTACGTAAAATCCATTCTATTTCACTTGCATTGAATCCGGTTTTATCCGAAACTTTCTTAACCATTTTAAGATATTTTTCTTCGGATATCGTTTCTCTCTTTACTTCTCTCTCTGCTTCCGTTCCTTCCTCTTTCTTTATCGTTGCAATTATCGGCTGCCCAAACACACAGTTAGCATAATGAAAATTATTCACCGTTCCCTTTGTTTCAATCCCCTCTACTTCCAAAACGGTCTGCCCCCACATTTTAATTTTTATCATTGCTGCAATTCCTTATCAATCTCTACGTTACTTGCGCCTTTGTATTTTTCAATCAAAGCCTTATCTTCATCCGTTAATTCTCCCTCTCCGTTCTGTTCTCCTTCTGCGCCGGGTTCCTCTCCGGGTTGCCCTGGCATTCCTCCTCCGCCCATGGCGGACTGTTGCTGTTCTGCCGCTTGTTTAGCTGAAAAGGCTTGCATCTTAAACTGTACCGCCGATCTTATTATCTCACTATTCGCCCCGGGAATGTCAAAAAGATTCGTCTCCTCATCAATCATTAAAGTATATTTCTCTTTGTCCTCTTCAGCCAAAACATCATTAAAGCTTTTAAAAGTCTCCAAATTCAATTTCGTTATCTCTTGCTTCAGTTTTTTATCCTCAATTTCAAACCCGGCAAAATCAAGTTCAACCTTCATTTGCGTTAACTGCTGGAAGAGGTTCAATCCGTACTTGTCCGTAACGTTAAGCGAATCCTTTAAGTGAGTAAGAAAAGTCCTTTCACCCATATCCCTATTTTCGTTTACAACGCCGTCCGCACTCTTCTCCCCTATGCTTTGCGGTCTTATTGCGTCACTGTGTGCGCCTAAACTAACCTCACGTGGGTCTGTTCCGCTTAACCGGCAAAAAATAGAGAACAAAAGTGTAATCCAAAGGTGATATTCCATTTCGCGGCTGTTCCCGCCTATGCCTACCCACTTTCCATCCCCTTTCTCACTGTTCAAACCCATTATCGGAAATCGGTTCGGTGCGGTTCCGCCCATGTACGCGCTCATTACCTTTTTCAATTTCTCTAACTGCAACGCTCCTATTCCGCCGCCCGTAAACAATACAAACCCTTTTGGTAATTTGTTGTTCATAAAATTACTTGCGTTCATCTTCAGCGCGTTAATAATGTATGTTAGAATTGTAATAGATTGTTCAACTATCCCGTAACCCCTTTGTGCAAACCTAAAATCACTCCTGGTAAAAAAGTGAAACTTTCTTACGTTGTAATCCGTTGTCGCCCCAAATCTCCGGTTATTGTAATGTAGCACATAATCCGGTTCAACGTTTTCCTCGTCAAGAAAAGCTCTTTTACCCGTTACCATTTCTTCCCAATTCTCCATGTACGGTGTCATAAAATCATCGCCCAACCTCCAATCCGGGTGTATCCTCGTTTGCTTTAGCACCGGTTTATAAATAATCGGGTCTTGTAAGTGTATAGCTATCGGATCGCCTAACCCGTCACGCCTAATCTCACAAGTAATGTCATCCAGATCAAACCAATCCTCATAAGCGTTCCCAATAAATTTGGCGAAGTTTGCCCAACGGTCATTTGCCGGGAAAAAAAAGTTTTTAAAAATCTTGTCTTCCCAAACTCTTAACCTTAGCTTTTCATCCTTTGTCGGTGCGTAATCGGGATCGCTAAAAATAAGTTTTGCGCCTCTTTGTACCCCGTCTGATTTTGGCACCCTCCCGTATTGCGCTAAACCAAGTCTGCGCTGGTTCTTAACCAACCTTCCCGCTTCCGTACTGCCTGCACGTCTTAGTACACGGTAAGGCACATCACTATTTTCCCAATTAATAATTTTCTGCTGCCCGCTGTAGTCAAAATTAAATCCCTCGATCTCTTGTAATACGGAATTAATCTCCTCCGCAAGAGGAAGAACAATTCCTCCCGATTTCCCCTGCTCGCTTAAACGTTTTTGAAGCGGTTCATCCATCATCATATCGTCTAACAATTCCTCCGTACTTAGTACGTGTTCTTCAGTATCCGTGGGATTTTTTGCGCTTGTGTCTAGAAATATGTTCATTGATATGAGTTCCTATATATTAACAATTCGATTTACTTATTTATTTATTCTCCGAAGGGTTGAAAATTCAACTTTCATCTTTTTCATAGCGTCCTTTGCATATAGTTATAAACGTTTATTATTACTACTTTTCTTTATAAAGTTAGTTATGCGGACAGCCCTTCAAAACTAAGTTGTTCCCAATCATAGTTTGTCTGTTGGTTGCTCCATATCATTTCTACTGTTTTATATTTTGATCCAGTCATTACCGCCATTTGCCGGAAAGGAAGCCAGTTCGCTTTTGAATTTTCACATACTATCGCTTGCCCGTTTCTTCCCTTACACCAGTCTGCAAGTTGATTATAATCTATATTTTTATTGTTTTCCACATACCACTCCCCACCAAATTGATACGGTGGATCAATAAACCAAGTTGCTTTTTCGTTCTCAAGATTTCTATAATCATCCAATCGGACTTCCCAGTGTTTTATTTTATATAAATTACTTGCAATAAAATTTTTCTTAAAGTTTATTGTGTTTGGTCGTTCTATAATTTTCCAATTTGAAGGTGTATTCTTGGGCTGTGATGGAGAAGCCGTTATCAGCATACCCAACAACCACTTCTGTTCCTCACAATCATAATTAAACATATCCACCGTTTCGCCCTTTTTCAAAACGGGCAAGCTCATTATATCCTGCTCGCTGGCTTTCTGCAACCATTTCCAAATTCTTATTATTATTTCGTATTTATCTACTAATAAAACTTCTCTATCAAAATATTTCAAACTATATCTCGCACTTCCGGCAAATGGCTCTATTATCTTCCCGTGTTTAGGCGGTGGATAGCAACCAACAATTTTACTTTTGCTTCCGTAATAGCTAAACATCGGGCTGCCCCATAACAAAAAACTCAAACTGACAAGGTACACACTGCCAATTATTTAGCTTAAGATATGTTGTCAATATTTCCTGTAATTCTAATTTCATTTTTTAAATACCTTACAGTTTAGTTCCTATCCGTTAATTTTCTTTTTTATCATTGCTACAACTTAGCGGCAAATCGTTAAACCGACCTAATTACTCTAACCCCATACCTTTTAAGTCCACAAACGATCCTCCCCGCGCAAATTCATCAGCTATCTGCTGCTGCTTCCAATCCGCGTAATCATAC